CTTAGCTGTAGTTGTTTCAATTCCTCTAGCTTATAAAACACATATTAATGTTGGCGATATAATAGTTATACATCATAATGTGTTTAGAACTTTTTACGATATAAAAGGTAAAAAGAAAAAAAGTAGGTCTTGGTTTAAAGAAGATTTGTATTTCTGTTCTTTAGATCAAGTTTATTTATATAAGAATAAAAAAGACAATGATTTTAAATCTATAAACAATAGATGCTTTATAAAACCATTAAAATCAAAACGCAAGTTTAGCGTAGATAAAGAGCAAAAGCTTATTGGTATATTAAAAATAGGTAATAGTTCGTTAGAAGCCGCCGGTGTGAGCGAGGGAGACCTTGTTGGTTACACCCCGTATGGAGAGTATGATTTTATTATTAACGATGAAAGATTGTACTGTATGAAATCAAATGATATTGTAATTAAATATGGAGATAAAGAAAACCAAACTGAATATAATCCAAGCTGGGCAAATAGCGGTTGATGAATTAATAAAGGTGGCTAAAGAACCTATTGTAGACTCTGGTGATGATATATCAGCAGATCGTTTAAAAAACGCAGCGGCAACAAAAAAACTAGCTATATTTGATGCTTTTGAAATATTAACAAGAATTCAAGAGGAGAAAGATATATTAAATGAAAAACCTAAAGAAGTGAAAGAAGAAAAAGCTTTTAAAGGTTTTGCTGAAGGAAGGTCTAAAAATGTATAAGCAAAGTTTATATAAAATATTAGATAATTATATTAACGCTAAAATTCTTAAAAGAAATAATAAGTACAAGAAGTGGGAGTATGGTTATAATGAAAAGCATGATATTGTTATAATATCCAAAGATGGTACTATAGGTGATGTATATGAAATAGATAACTTAAAAATAGCATTACCATCTACTCCAGAAAAAGTTATTAATTTAGGTAATAAAAAATGGAGCAAGGTTGATCCACCTGTAGAATTTAAGAGTATAAAAACAATATTCGACTGGGAGGATTACCCTATAGAGTTTAAAGAAAAATGGTATGATTACATCAATGATGAGTTTAATAAAAGAGAAAAAGGTTTTTGGTTCATTAATAAGGACATTCCTACTTATATTACTGGTACTCATTACATGTACTTGCAGTGGTCCAAGATTGATGTTGGGAAACCAGACTTTAGGGAATCAAACAGATTATTCTTTATATTCTGGGAAGCTTGCAAGGCCGATATTAGATCCTATGGGATGTGCTACCTTAAAAACCGTAGATCTGGATTTTCTTTCATGTCATCAGCTGAAATTGTTAATCTTGCAACAATATCCTCGGATTCACGGTTCGGTGTATTGTCCAAATCTGGACAAGATGCTAAGAAGATGTTCACTGACAAGGTGGTACCAATCTCTGTTAATTATCCGTTCTTCTTCAAACCCATCCAGGACGGAATGGACCGTCCAAAGACCGAGCTTGCCTACAGGGTCCCGGCCTCGAAATTTACCAGGAGACGACTCGATTCCAAGGATAGATCCAAGCAAGAAGCCCTTGAAGGTTTGGACACGACCATCGACTGGAAGAACACGGGTGATAACGCCTACGATGGGGAGAAACTTAAACTCCTCGTCCATGATGAATCGGGGAAGTGGGAAAGGCCGAACAACATCCTCGACAACTGGAGGGTTACAAAAACCACCCTTAGATTAGGTAGTAGAGTAATTGGTAAGTGTATGATGGGATCAACATCAAACGCTTTAGATAAAGGAGGAGATAATTTTAAAAAATTATACTACGATTCAGATGTTACAAAAAGAAACGCCAATGGACAGACTCGCTCAGGACTATATTCTTTGTTCATTCCTATGGAATGGAACTACGAAGGATACATTGATTCTTATGGAATACCTGTCTTCGACACACCACAGAAAGCAGTTACAGATCCGCATGGCACGAAGATAAAGCAAGGTGTAATAGAGTATTGGCAGAATGAAGTTGAAGGATTAAAAGGTGATCAAGACGGTTTAAATGAATTTTATCGCCAGTTTCCAAGAACAGAGGAACACGCTTTTAGAGATGAAGCAAAACAATCTTTATTTAATCTAACTAAAATATATGAGCAAATAGATTGGAACGGAGACTTGAGACATAGTAATTTAATAACTCAAGGTAATTTTCAATGGGAAAATGGAATAAGAGATACTAAAGTTATTTTTGTCCCTCATAATAAGGGTAGATTTTATGTATCTTGGATACCATCACCGCATTTGCAAAATAAAATTATAATAAAAAGAGGTTTAAAATATCCAGCTAATGAACATATGGGGGCTTTTGGTTGTGATAGTTATGATATATCAGGAACAGTAGACGGTAGAGGATCTAATGGAGCTTTACATGGTTTAACCAAGTTTAGTATGGAAGATGCTCCAGCTAACCACTTTTTTTTAGAATATATAGCTAGACCTCAAACTGCAGAAATATTTTTTGAAGATGTATTAATGGCTTGCATATTTTATGGTATGCCTATACTTGCGGAGAATAACAAACCTAGATTATTATACCATTTTAAGAGAAGAGGATACAGGGGTTTTGCAATGAACAGACCAGATAAACTTAAATTATCAGTAACAGAAAGAGAGATAGGTGGAATACCAAACTCTAGTGAGGATATAAAACAAGCACACGCTGCTGCAATTGAATCATATATTGAAGATTTTATTGGCATAAAAAACAATGGTGAACACGGGGAAATGTATTTTCAAAGAACACTAGAGGATTGGGCCAAGTTTAATATTAATAATAGAACAACACATGATGCTTCTATAAGCTCTGGTTTAGCAATAATGGCTTGTAATAAAAACAAGTATAGACCTGTAGCACGTCTAGAGAAAAAAGTTTTTGATCTAGGAATAAAAAAATACAGTAATAACGGTCTTATGTCAAAAATAATTGAATAAATGAAAATATACACTAACTCAAATAGCGCGTTTCCAAGTCAGGTAGTACCAGACGCAGAAAAAGCTACGTTTGAATACGGTTCGCAAGTAGCTTCTGCTATTGAGACAGAATGGTTTGGTGCGGGTAGAACTAACGGTAATAGATACTTAACTAGTTTCAATAACTTTCATCATCTTCGTTTATATGCTCGTGGAGAACAGTCCGTTCAAAAATACAAGGATGAATTATCTATTAATGGAGATTTAAGTTATTTAAATCTTGACTGGAAGCCAGTGCCAATACTTGCTAAGTTCGTAGATATAGTTGTAAACGGTATTTCTAGTAAAGAGTATGATATAAAAGCTTATTCACAAGATCCTGAGTCAGTAAAGAAAAGAACACAGTATGCAACTAATGTTGCTAAAGATATGTTTGCAGCCGAGCAAATTCAAAAAGCTCAACAAGATTTAGGTATAAACATGTCTTCATCTAATGTGCCAAAGGATCAATTACCTGAAACTAAAGAAGACTTAGAGCTGCACATGCAGCTGTCATATAAACAGTCTGTAGAAATAGCCGAAGAAGAAGCTATCTCAACAACATTAGCAAACAATAAATGGGAGTTAACTAAAAGAAGATTAAATGAAGATTTAGTTGTATGTGGTATAGCTGCCGCTAAAACTAATTTTAATAAAGCCAACGGGATAACATTAGACTATGTAGATCCAGCTTATTTAATATACTCTTACACAGAAGATCCAAATTTTGAAGATATATATTATGTTGGTGAGGTTAAGTCTATAACAATACCTGAACTTAAAAAACAATTTCCGGATATTTCAGAAGATGAATTACAAAGAATTCAAGAAATGCCTGGTAACAAACAGTATATAACTGGGTGGGGTAATTATGATAACAACACTGTTCAAGTTTTATACTTTGAATATAAGACTTATACTAATCAAGTTTTTAAACTTAAAAGAACTGACCAAGGATTAGAAAAGATAATTCAAAAAACAGACAAGTTTAATCCACCAGAAAACGATACATTTGAAAAGGTGTCTAGGTCTATTGAGGTTCTTTATTCTGGAGCTAAAGTTTTAGGCACAAATACAATGTTAAAATGGGAGCTAGCTGAGAACATGACTAGACCATCAGCTGATACTACTAAAGTAGAAATGAACTATACTATCTGTGCGCCTAAAATGTATAAAGGTAGAATAGAATCATTAGTTGGTAGATGTACAGGTTTTGCTGACATGATACAGATTACACATTTAAAAATGCAACAAGTTTTAGCACGTATGGTGCCAGATGGTGTATTTTTAGATATGGATGGTTTAGCTGAAGTAGACTTAGGTAACGGGACAAACTATAACCCAGCTGAAGCATTAAATATGTATTTCCAAACTGGTAGTATAGTTGGTAGATCACTTACTCAAGATGGAGATCCCAACAGAGGTAAAGTACCTATACAAGAACTACAGACGTCAGCCTCTGGAGCTAAACTACAATCCCTAATACAAACGTATCAGTATTACTTACAAATGATAAGAGATGTCACGGGATTAAACGAGGCGCGTGATGGTAGCATGCCTGATAAAGATGCTTTAGTTGGTTTGGCTAAAATGGCAGCTAATCAATCTAACATAGCTACAAAACATATAAACAACGCTAGTTTATATATAGCTTTACGTATATGTGAAAACATATCACTAAAAATAACTGATGTATTAAACTTTCCTTTAACTGCTAATAGCTTAATTGAAAGTATATCTCTTTATAATGTAGAAACATTAAGAGAAGTACAGTATCTAAACTTACATGACTTTGGTATATTTTTAGAACTAGAGCCAGACACAGAAGAAAAAGCTCAATTAGAACAAAACATACAGATCGCATTACAATCTGGTGGCATTGATTTAGAAGATGCTATTGATGTTAGACAAATAAAAAATCTAAAGTTAGCTAATCAACTCTTAAAACAAAAAAGAAAAAAGAAATACAAAAGAGATCAAGCAGCGGCTCAAGCAAATATACAAATGCAGGCTCAAGCAAATGCTAAAACAAATGAGCAAGCTGCGTTAGCTGAGGTTCAAAAACAACAAGCATTGACTGAGCAACACGTTAATTTAGAAAATGCAAAATCTCAGTTTGAAATACAAAGGATGCAAGTAGAGCTAGAAGGTAAAAAGCATTTGATGGCTCAGCAATTCGAATACGATAGGCAATTAGCTGAGATTGAAGCTCAAACTAAAACTTTAAAAGAACAAGAAATAGAAGATCGTAAAGATAAAAGAATAAAGATGGAAGGTTCTCAACAAAGTCAATTAATAGATCAAAGACAAAATGATCTACTTCCTATCGACTTTCAACAATCACAAGTTGGTGAAGGATTTTAAATTTTAACAATTAATTATATTATATCATGTCAGAAACAAAAACAAATGAACCTGTTAAACAGGAAGGTGAGTTTAAATTAAAAAAGAAAACACCTAAAAAATTAGGGATTACCAATAATGATCCCGTTAAAGTAGATTTAACTAAACCAGAAGCAACAGGGGAAGTAGTTCCTGATGTTGTTAAGGTTGATATACCTAAAGACGATGCCATTCAAATCGGAGAAACAGAGAAAGTGGATGTGGGCGAACAAGCCGGAGATAGCACTAAAGTGGACAAACAAGTACAAGAGTCCACTGAAGATGCTCAAGAGTCTTCACCAATCCAAGAAATAATAGAAGAAGATAAAGATAAAGTAAAAGAGATTAAAAAAGAGATTGTTGAAGCTAAACAAGAGCAACAAATTCTTAATAAACCTTTACCTGAAAACATCGAAAAATTAATTGACTTCATGGAATCTACTGGTGGTACAGTAGAAGATTATGTAGCATTAAATAAAGATTACTCATCTCTTGATAGTGCACAGCTATTAAGTGAGTATTATAAAAAAACAAAACCACATTTAGATCAAGAAGAAATAAATTTTCTAATGGAAGATGCTTTTAACTTTGACGAAGATGTGGACGAAGCAAGAGAGATTCGTAAGAAAAAACTTGCATATAAAGAAGAAGTTGCAAAAGCTAAAAGCTATTTAGAAAGTTCAAAAAGTAAATATTACGAGGAAATCAAGTTGAAACCAAGTGCCACTGGAGAACAAAAAGAAGCTTTAAACTTTTACAACAACTATAAGCAACAACAAGAGCTTGCAACTAAATTACATGGTGATTTTAGAGACAATACTAAAAAATTATTTTCTTCAGACTTCAAAGGTTTTGATTTTAACGTAGGAGATAAAAAATTTAGATATGGAGTAAAAGACCCTGTTAAGGTTGGTGAAACTCAATCTGATGTACAAAACTTTGTTAGTAGATTTTCTAATGATGAAGGTCAAATTGTAGATCAAAAAGGGTATCATAAAGCAATGTATGCTGCGATGAACGCTGATAAACTAGCTCATCATTTTTATGAACAAGGGAAAGCTGATGGCATTAAAAATGTTATTAGTAGCTCTAAAAATCCTTCAAAAGACGGACCGAGGCAAGTTGCTGATGGAAATGTTTTTATAAACGGGTTAAAAGTAAAATCAATTAGTGGTTTAGATTCATCAAAATTAAAAATCAAAACAAAAAAATTTAACTAATTAAAATTACAAATTATGGCTTTAACTCCTCAATTTGGTTCGATAGTACCATCGCAAGCTCAACAAACTCTTGCGAGTAATTATCTACAATTTGACAATGGCACGAACGATTTCGCACAACAATACTTACCTGAGCTTTATGAGCAAGAGGTAGAAAGATATGGTAACAGAACGTTATCAGGATTTTTACGTATGGTTGGAGCAGAAATGCCGATGACATCTGATCAAGTTATTTGGTCTGAACAAAACAGACTACACATTTCATACGATAACTGTACAGTTGCTGGTGCTGCCGGTGCTGCTGCAACTATCACAATCCCTGTTACAGCTGCTAACGCTGCTGTACCAGTACTAAACGTTATTTCTCCACTATCAACTATTGTTGTAATGGATGACTTTGGAAACGAAGTAAAATGTTTAGTTACTTCTTCTGACACACGCGCTGCCGGTGGTGGTGGTAACCCAGGAAGATTAATAGTTGAACCTTACCAAGGTGCTAACCTTGCTGCTAGCGGTATTGCTAACGGTAATCCAGTTAAGATCTTTGTATATGGTTCTGACTTTCAAAAAGGAAGTAGTACGTTAAATGCTCCTCAAGGCGCTAACGTTGGAGCTTCAGCTGCTAACCCTATGGTTACTGTTGATCCTGCATTTACTACTTTTTCTAACTCTCCAATAATCTTAAGAAGCCAATACACAATTAATGGTTCTGACACAGCTCAGATCGGTTGGGTAGAAGTTTCTACTGAAGATGGTACTGGAGGTTATTTATGGTATCTAAAAGCTGAGTCTGAAACAAGACTAAGATTTGAAGATTACTTAGAAATGGCAATGGTTGAAGGTGAACTTAACGCAGGCGCTGCTGGTGTACCAGCTGCTAATCCTGGAACTGAAGGTTTATTTGCTGCTATTCAAAATGGCGGTAACGTTGAAGTAGGTTTCACTGCTGCTGCTGGTTTAGATTCATTTGATGACATTCTTAAAAACCTTGACACTCAAGGAGCTATTGAAGAAAACATGTTATTCTTAAACAGAGCTACTGCTCTTGATTTTGATGATATGTTAGCTGGTATCTCTGGAGGTTTTGCAGGTGGTGTAGCTTTCGGTTTATTCGAAAACTCTGAAGAAATGGCATTAAACTTAGGATTCTCTGGATTTAGAAGAGGTTCTTATGATTTCTATAAAACAGATTGGAAATACTTAAACGACGCTTCAACGCGTGGTGCAATGACTGGTCCTGCTTCTATCGAAGGAGTATTAGTTCCTGCAGGTACTTCTACTGTTTATGACCAAATCTTAGGTACAAACATTAGACGTCCTTTCTTACATGTAAGATATAGAGCTTCTCAAGCTGATGACAGAAGAATGAAATCATGGTTAACTGGTTCAGTTGGTGGTGCATTCACATCTTCATTAGATGCAATGGAGGTAAACTTCTTATCTGAAAGATGTTTAGTAACTCAAGCTAGAAACAACTTTGTATTATTCAAAGGGATCTAATTGATTCAACAAATGTAATTCTTACCCTCGTTGTATTAACGGGGGTAATTATTACCCTTATTAAAATTATTTAATTATATTATATTATGAAAAAAACTAAAGAATTACCTAGTCATGAAAAAGGCTGGGAAATAAAGGATAGACATTATTATTTAACGGGTAACAAAAGTCCGTTGACATTAACTATACCTAGTAAGCATACAAAAAAACACGCTTTATTATTTTACGACGAGCAAAAAGGAATGCAAAGAGAGCTGCGTTACGCAACGAACCAATCCTCTGTTTTCGTAGATGAACAATTAGGTGAAGCCACTATGGGTCACATAACTTTTAAAGATGGTGTTTTAACTGTTAAAAAAAATCAACAGAACTTACAAAAAATGTTATCACTATATCACCCTTTATTAAATGGTATATATAGAGAACACGATAAAGTTGAAGTTGCAATAGATGAGTTAGCTAATATTGAGTTAGAAATAGATGCTTTAAACTCAGCTAAACAAATGGATATAGAACATCAAGAAGCTATATTAAGAGTAGAACTTGGTAGTCAAGTAAGTAAAATGAACTCAAAAGAAATTAAAAGAGATTTACTTCTATTTGCTAAACAAAACCCAAGCACTTTCTTAGCTTTAGCTAACGATGAAAATGTTCAACTTAGAAATTTTGCTATTAAAGCAACTGAAGTAAACATAATTAAATTATCTGCAGATCAAAGAACTTTCACATGGGGTTCCAACGGTAAAAAATTAATGACCGTTCCTTTTGACGAAAATCCATATTCAGCTTTTGCTGCATATTTAAAGACTGATGAAGGTGTAGAGATATATAAATCTATAGATAAAAAAATAAATTAACAAGTGATTATAATAATAGGTGATCACTTGTGTGGTCACCTAATATTAATACAATAATAACTTATGGCAATTAACGTAAATACAGTATATACAACTGTCTTGTCTATTTTAAATAAAGAACAAAGAGGATACATAACGCCTGATGAGTTTAATAAATTAGCTACACAAGTACAGTTAGAAATATTCGAAAACTATTTTGAGGATTATAATCAACTATTAAGAATACCACAGACTGACACAGAATACGTTAATAGACAAAGAAATTATAATACAGCAATATCTATATTTAAACAATTTGGTACAACAACAAGTGTTCCTGTAGGATTAGTAAGATCACTAAGTATAACTAATGCTGGATCTGGCTATTCAGGAGCAACAAATAGAGCTACCACAGATGTGGGTGCTGGTAGTGGTTTAACTGTTGATATTGAAACTGTAGTTCCAGGATTTTCAGTTATAAATGCGGGTCAAAACTATACTAACGGTATAAACTTAGCGACAACAACAGGTGGTGGTGGAACTGGCTTAACAGTGAATATAAACAGTGTTGGGGTTTCAGGTAATATTACTGGTATAACAATAAACCAACCCGGTACAGGTTATGCTAATGGCAACGAAATATTAACTATAGTACAAGCTGGGCAAACAGGTACTCAATGTACTATAAAATTAAGCTCACCTAGTATTGGTGCTATACAAAACATAACAGCAAATAATGGTGGTAGTGGTTATAGCGTGGGAGATGTTATCGGTGTTACTGGTCCGGGAACATTAGCTACAGCTACAGTGACTTCTGTTAATACATCATTATACTTTCTTCCCCCATCAAATACACATAGGATCGGTACTGTTATATTTAAAGATAAAGAAATACAAAGAGTTGATAGAAACGAACTTCTTTATTTAAACCTATCCCCAATAACAAAACCTTCCGAAACTTTCCCTATTTATACATATGAGCAGTCCACTATTGGAACTAGCGGTGATGACACAGGTCAACAACATATATACGTTTATCCTGAATCTATAACAACAGCTAGTGACGTGACCGTAAGTTATATAAGAAAACCTAATAATGTTGTGTGGGGCTTTACCACTGGAACTTTAGGTCAATACATTTATAATAAATCTTTGTCAACTCAATTTGAATTATCTAATATAGAACAAACAGAGGTTATATTAAGAATATTAGCTTATGCAGGTGTTGTTATTAGAGATCCTCAAGTAGTACAAATAGCATCTCAAGCAATTCAAGCAGAAGAAACAAACTCTAAATCATAATAAATCATGGCAGGTAGCGTAATCAAACCTCAACCGCAAGACGGACTTATACAGGAAACTGGTCAACAATACTTTCAAGGTACTCAACCTTTTAAAGGTACTAACACTGCTGGTCAAGTATTAAAAACCACATTTAACACTGATTTAATTTTTTATGATTCTACGCCTGGTACAGAAAACTATGCGTTAAATAATTTTAAGATATACACTAGTTCGAGTGCAATTCCAGGAAGTTGGACAGAAAAAACAACTAATTATACTGTTAATGGTAATGATATAACATTTACTACAGCAAGTTCTGACTACATAGTAGTACAATTAAAAATACTAGATGGTGGTAAGTATGGCAATACAGTTGATCAAAAAGCTTTTGGTCAAACAGTTGAAGATAACTATGGAGGTTATCAATATGTAAAATTGCAGGATATTGTAAATAATTTTATAGTAGCCTTTGTTGGTGAGGGAAAACTTATATTAGATGTAAAAAGAACTGATATTATTTTTCACGCAAAAAGAGCTATACAAGAATTTAGCTATGATACTTTAAAGAGTATCAAATCTTCTGAATTATCAATACCAAATAGTTTAACTTTAGTTTTACCACAGGATTATGTTAATTACGTTAAGCTTTCGTGGGTTGATCAACTAGGTGTTTTAAGACCTATATACCCAACAAATAACTTAACTACAAGTCCTTACAATACTCAAATACAAGACTCATCAGGTATACCTACACAAGATAATTATGGTAATGATGTTGAAGGAACTTCTCAAACACAAGAAAGGTGGCATAATAGTAATATTGGTTTAATCAACGGTGATTTAAATTCAAACAATTTTACTAATGAAATGTGGGCTTATAATTGGGATTATGGTGGTGATTTCTTTGGCGGTAGCTGGGGACAAATGTTTGGTTTAGAACCACAGACTAGTCAAGTAAATGGTTGGTTTAACATGAATGAAAGAGAAGGTAAGGTTTCTTTTTCGAGTAACTTAAAAGATAAGTTAATTATATTTGAATATATATCAGATGGTTTAGCTACTGATATGGACACTAGAGTACCTAAGCTAGCTGAAGATGCTATGTATTCATATATAACACATGCTGTAATAGCTAGCAGAATTGGTCAACCAGAATATATAGTACAAAGATTAAAAAGAGAAAAAAGTGCAAAGCTTAGAAATGCAAAAATAAGATTATCTAATATTAAACTTGATGAGATAGTTCAAGTAATGAGAGGTAAATCTAAATGGTTAAAACACTAAATTAAATGGCTGAAGTTAAAAATGCTTTTATAGCTTCTAAAATGAACAAAGATCTTGATGCAAGACTTGTTCCGTCAGGAGAATACAGAAATGCAATAAACGCTCAGATTAGTAGATCTGAAGGAGCAGATGTGGGTGCTTTAGAAAACGTTTTAGGTAATCAGCTTAAAGTAGATTTTTCTTTATTAGTTTCTTTGCCATCAGGTACTTTAAAAACAATAGGTACTTATGTAGATGAGATTAATAATTTTATATATGTTTTTTTAACTAACCACACAGGTAGCACTTATAGCACTACGGCTAAAAATTATATATTTAGATACGATGTTTTAAGTGGTACATCTGTTAAACTTGTAGAAGGTGCTTTTTTAAATTTTTCTACACAAAATAAAATATACGGTATAAATGTCTTAGAAGATTTTTTATTTTTTACTGACAATAGAAATCAACCTAGAAAAATTAATACAGTAATAGCGGCTGGATATGGAAATCCTTATGACAGTGAAGATACAATAAGTGTAGCTAAAATTAACCCATATCAACCAATACAGCTTTATCAAAAAATAACATCTAGCATAGCTAGTGAGTTTACGGCACCATCAACAGATCAAGCTATAAATAGCTATCAAACTACTATGCAAAATGTTAGTGATGAAAAACTACCCGATGGCACTAGTAACAATCCTTATTATGATTCTAATTTTGTTGGTGATACAGAGTTATTAGATGACAAGTTTATTAGATTTTCTTATAGGTTTAAATTTAAAGACGGAGAATACTCTTTATTAGCTCCTTTTACTCAAGTAGCTTTTATACCTAAACAAGATGGTTATTTTTTATATGATGCTTCGGATAACATAAACGATATGAACGATGCTTTACAAAGTACAGTTGTTCAGTTTATGGAAAATAAAGTAGATAAAATACAGTTAATAATTCCTATGCCATTAACGAAGTTGGTGCTTCTTTAACAACCGGTACTATTAGTAGTTCTTTAGATATTGATGAAATAGATATTATATATAAAGAATCTGGAAATTTATCTATACAACTAGTAGATACTATAACATCAGATCAACTAACGGGAACATCTACTTTTTATAATTATTCTTACAATTCTACTAAACCTTGGAAAACTCTTCCGCCATCAGAATTAACTAGAGTGTACGACAAAGTACCTGTTAAAGCTTTAGCTCAAGAAGTTACAAGTAATAGAATTGTTTACGGTAATTATCAAAACAAACACACTTCTCCAGAGTCATTAGATTATAATTTAGCAGCAACATTTAAAAGTGCCTTCGCTGTGAATACAGGTGCTAATGAAGTAACTAATACCACTAGCATCGTAGAATATCCTAACAGTACTTTAAAGCAAAATAGAAATTATCAAGTTGGTTTTGTTTTATCAGATAGATACGGAAGATCTTCTTCTGTCATATTATCTAATGCTGATGACAATGTACAATCAGGTGGAATTAATTATGGTGGATCGACTTTATATTTACCGTATAGAGATGCTTCACTTCAAACCGAAACTTTTCCAGGCGATTCTTTAAAGGTTATATTAAATTCTTCTATAGGTCCAGCGGATCCTAACCCATCAACTAATTGGCCTGGTATATATAACGGAGACAAAACAAGTTCTGATTATAATCCTTTAGGTTGGTATTCTTACAAGATAGTTGTAAAACAAACAGAACAAGATTACTACAATGTATATCTTCCCGGTGTTATAGCTGGACAACCTAAAACATCTGAAGACAATGGTGATGAAAATGAAAACACTTTATCTCATACCGTCTTGCTAAATGATAATATAAATAAAGTACCTAGAGATTTAACAGAAGTCGGACCGCAACAAAAACAATTTAGAAGTTCAGTTCGTTTATTTCCAAGAGTAATAAACACAGACAAAGTTCCAACAAACAATACCGCTAATACTCAGTACACTATAGGTGAAGGTAACAAGCAATTTCAAACATCGCAAAAGGGTTTAACTGTTTCCACGATATCAAATCTTAGAGATTTATTTGATTACGATCCAATTAATCCACCCGTGCCAGATCAATTTCCTCAATTTTATTTATATGATTCTAATCCATTAATTGCTAGATTAAGTACAGAAAATAAATTAGGTGAATTAGCGGACTTTACGACTCCTTCCGGTAATAAGTCCTACGAGGCTGGTAGTACTATTTTTGGTACACCATTTTTCCCTTTAAGTACTAACTGTAATGATGGTGTTGTTGATGACACAACCTCTTATTTTGCATCATCAAACACACCAGCGTTTGTAACAGGTACACAGGGTCTACCAACAACATATGTATCCACTAATCTTTTTGAGGCAAATTGGGTTGGTGGTCCAACAGGAATAAATATTTCTGGATGGAAACTAGATTGTACAGCCACTGGAGCTTCAACTAACCCTGCTGGTACTAATAAAAAGAATTGGTTATTGTTTGATGATGATACTCAAATACCTGTTGGAAAGCAAGTTAAAATAACTGGTAGACGTGGTGGTATAAACCCTGGAATACAGCAACTATCTGTAATGGAAACAGATGCTGTAGATTCTTTAATTGATATATACTATGAAACA